GCCACAGGAATAAATTCTACTTCTCTGGCACTGATAACATATTGCCCAGAGTAGACCAGTTCGATCAATTCTAATTCACCATCATTATCAATGTCATATCTGTTCCAGATTGTGAGCACAGTTACTTGTCTGGCTTCTGGTTCTTGTGCGCTGTATCCTTGTGCAGGTAGGCCATTGATAGGGACCGAATCTCTTGCGTGTAAGGCCAAATTGTTCAGCAGGCTGCCTGCCTGGTAGCTGCCCACGTTGCTATATTCTGCATAGATCTTGAACTGTTCTAGATCAATGTCTGGATACAGTTCATATGCTTCCTGAATGCTCATGGGCTTGTAAAATCCACAGAATGGTTGTTCTTGTATGTCAATCACTGTGGGATCACACAACCAATAGTGCTGAGCGATTGGGCGGAACTTTACATTGATGGTATGGCCTGTGAGTTTGTATTTGGCTTCATATATGGTGTTGCGTGCGATACTGTCTGCCAGAGCATCTTCGCCATCCAGACCAGACGTGACTTCTTCCGCATCCGACGCCATGCTGTCAAAATCGCCCAGGGAACCTGCTTCAGCAGCTGCGATACGACCCTCCAGGGTAGCCTGACGTTGCTCTTCTGGCAAGTCCTGCACAAACTGTTGTGTTTCTCGGATCACTTGTTCAACATTGAGTCCTGACTTCCTGCGTTTCTGACGCAAGGCGGTAAGGCCCGAATCAGCGGCCTGCTGTTCAAAAGCAGCCAGCTGATCTTGTGTGCCTGATGTGGTCACATAGCGTGTGAATGTTTCACGCATGGGGCTGATCATCATTTCACCATTCTTGTGCAGGCAAGCATCCATGATCCAGTGCTGTAAGATAGCATGTGGGTCATTGTTTTGGTTTATGATCTTGTGCACCATGTTGGTGGCCTGTCGAGCTGCTTCAGCGTCCTGCTCGTTGTCGGGCACAAATTCAAAGTTGATCTCGCCATTCTGGGCCAGACCTTTTGAGATCACGCTGGTGGCATAGTCCACGCAGGGTTTGACCACAGGGTGAATGTAATCAATGCCGTTGACTGGTTCTGTGCTTTGTGTCACAGCCAGGTTCAAATAGTGATAATCGCTGGCACGATTTATGTTGTTTTTTGTAGCCAACAAGCGCAAATTGGCAGCGCATTTGGCATCCAACAGCGACTTCATCTTGACAAAACGAGCCATGAGCCCAGTGTGTCCGTTCAAGTTTGATATTACAACGTTTTCTAAGTCAAGCATGTGTGTATTCCAATTGGTTATTAATTATTTACCTTAGGTCATTCCACCTGTGGGACTCCAGGTTCTTTTCCATTCTGGCTTGTTGGAATCATCATGACGACGATACTGATTGCGTGCATCACGGAAACGCTGCTGGGGACTGCGCCCATCCCAGGGTTCAGCTAGACCTTGCAACGCAGCCAATAGTGCATAACGGCATGAATCAATGCAGTCATCTGGATCACTAAAACGTCCCTGTGGATCCACAAAATAATTCTGGCATTCACGCAGGAATTCCACACAGTTTTCATTGATGTGCAAGGTGCCCAATTCCATCATCTGGCGCATTCTATTGATACCAAAACTCTTGTGGTTGGTCCTGCGTCCTTGATCATCAGGGGGATTCATGATGGCTTCTGGATGCACGTTTAGTTCATACTGTTCAAACAGTTCGCGTATGCTTTGGCTGCTCATGGTATAACGTCCAGGTGTGTTGGCATCTGCTGGCAACACTATGGGCGTTCCAAACACTTCAGGACGCATGAGATGATTGATATAGTTCATGGGGTTGGCTTCTTCAGTGCCTTTGACCGTGATCTGGGTGTGCAACCAGGCTTCTTGTTCTCTAGGATCCCAATACATGAGCGTGATCACAGTCTTGTCATTGACCAGGCCCAGGTCCAGGGCGATCACACGCTCGATGCCTCGGGTGTTACGGAAATCATAATCACCTGTTCGGTATGTGGGCCAGGTTCTTAATTGGAACACAGCACCTTTGCCCATGACAGGCACACCATTTCTACGGGCATCACGTTCATGTGGCAGGTAGTCACGTTCCAGCTGCTGTCTGGTAGAGTTTAACAAAAATGCTTCGCCCCAGGGGTTGTATTCGGGCACGTCATCCCAGCTGACGCGAATGTGCTCGTATCCCGCTTCGTGATTCCAGAACTTGCTTACTAGACCGTTGAGTCCTTTGAGCGGTGTGAAACTGCACAACACCTGCCCTTGTGTGGTGGCAGTTCTGGTAACGATCTCACTGAAGAAATCATCAGGCGGCTGTTCATCGAATACTGCAAGGTTCAATTTGAAACCCTGCATCTGGCGCACTTCTTGAGTGTAGTTGGCAAACAGCAAGTAACTGTTGTTGCCTGATGTGTGACGGATCTCCACACCAATACAGTTGGCACCGTCCTGGCGCATGGTGTCAAATTCAATGCAGTCTCTGGGTATGGCTCCGGTGCCCAGCTGATCTCGTATCTTGACATCCTGGCAACCCAAAAGTTCATTTTGCAACACCATGGCAACCTGGCCCCAACCTTCACCGGCCACCATGGCAGTTATGGGTCGATCAAAACGGCGCCCAGGCCACCAATCAGGATAACGTCCTGTGAGATGCATGGCTGTTTCATAGCAGGTTGAAACTGTTTTGCCCACTCGATTGGCTGCCAGGATGCCTCTGCGATCACTTGAGCCAGTGGCAAAGAATCGCATCTGATGCGCAAATGGTCTAAAATATTTCAGTTGATTGTAACGCATGTCCTCCTGCACAGCCCAGCACAGTTCTTCAAATTGACTGCGTGTCTGTGTGGGCATGGTCTGCAGATTGTCCACAGCCAGGCCATGTTGATCAGCCACATGGCGTATGGCACGACGCATCAACAAGGCTGAGTCTAACACCTGGTCTCCATGTGCCTAGGGCTTTCGATACATTATACCAGTATCATCCAGGGCCACAAAACCATAACGGATCAGATCCGCACCAAAATATTCATGCACAGCCTGACGACAGCCTGACCAATAGCCATAGTCATCAATGATCAGATAACCACCTGATTCAAGTCTGGGATATAGACGTTCAAGTTCTATCAGGGTGCTGGCATACCAATCTGTGTCAAGACGCAACAGGCTGATCCGGTCAGGTAGATTGGATTCTATCTGTAGAGTCTGGGCCACATCGCCTTGGATCAGGTGTGTGCGTTGATCCAGGATCTGCCAGGCTCTAAACACATCTTCAACTTCTTGTCTGGGACTGCGGCATACCACATGTGGACTTGTTTGCCAATTTGTGTGTGCTTCAGGAGGATCCTGCTGGCCTGGCTGGGTCATGCCATCAAAGGTGTCATAGGCCCAGTAGTGTTTGATATTGTTCACGCTGTCAAATGCTCGACGAGCCAACACAATGTTACCACCGCGCCAGACTCCACATTCCACAACGTCTCCTGGAATCTGGTCCCCGTGGATCTGTTCAATGGCCCAATGCAGGCCTTGTATCCTTTCGCGGCTGGTCATGGTGATCTTTTTGATGACCAGATCGGGATCTACAAATTGGATTGATGTCATGCAAGTTCTCTCCGTATGAGATCAAGATGGTAAGCTGTGGTGGCAAGATCCGCAAGTTCCTGTGTGTCAAGACGCCAGGTTCGGGGATCAGCCACATCCACACCATCACGTTTGTCCAGTCCTGCTTGCAAGCGTTCCATGACCAGTCGTAAACAATGTTCTACCTGTCCTGGATACTTGTGGACAAATCCTTCACGCAGGGCACCACGGACCTTTTGCAACAGCTGAGTGTCTGCTGTTTGCTGTTGGGCTGCTTGTTGACGATCCATTACTCTGTGGCCCAGGGGTTGTCATTGATGATTTCATCAGCCACAACAAAGTCACGATCAATCCATTGATCCCATTGATTGCTACGGTTGAAACGCTGACGACGCATGAATGCACGCAGTTTGGTGCCCAGGGGTGTGTAGATACCTGTGGCTGTGCGTATGATCTGTTCGCCATTGCGTGGATCTACCCACACATATTTTTCTGGCTGTTCTTTGCCATACTTGTTGATCCTGGTTCCCACAGCACGCAGGGCTATGGGTCCTAGGATTTCATAACTGATGGCTCCTGAAGAATACTTGCGGAAACACACACTACAGTTCTGATCTTGTGCTTTCCATTCGGGATCTGGATGTGGAAACAGGTTGGTATCAAACTTGTTGACCTGCACTCCTGCAGATTCCAAGGCAGGATCACGTTCAGGCACGGGTCGCATGGGTTCTGTGGGGATCAGTTCATTGCGATCCAAATAAGGGTTTTCACTACCCATGAATTCGGTAGCAGGCATCTTGCCATTCAAGGTATCCAAGGCCACCTGATACTTCAACCGGTTGGCACGACCTTTGAGATTCAACACCACACCAGTTTGGTCATACACAAACTTTTCCAAGTCTCGAGCTGTGGGAAAGTCGGTCATGAGACCTTCCATGTCAAAGCCCAGCACGTCGGTGGGTTGAGCCTGGGGTTGGGATTCTGCTTGGTGATTGGTGGTGTCTGGCACCGGATAGTCCACAGGACCTGTGATCTGACTGGCAGATTCTGGCACTGGATCCCAGACATTTGATTCAGCGGCGATTTTCTTTTTCATTGCGATTCCTTTCAAATTAAATTCAATGAGAGTGTGTTGAGGACACACTCCAAACCTGACTACGATTACAATTATTTACCTGGCAAACTTCTTTGGCTTGACAGTAGAACGTATGGGTTCTAACCGGGTTTCAACATGATCTGCAGGAGTTCTGGCACCGTAGGCAGCCATGATTGATGCTGCCACAGGCTCACGTTCAGCCTTGGCTGATTTAAATGAGCTGCGCTTGGCAGGAGTTCCTGTGTTGCCATGACCAGGACCTTGGGCAGCATTCACATTGTCTCGGTGATGCTGATTGGCTGTGCTGGTGCGACCGGTCTTTTCTTTGACAGGTTCAATTAGGACTTTTTCTGAGTATTTCATATTGTTCTTTCTTATTCTGCAACAGGTGTGAAGAACACACTGGTTGTTCCCACGGCTGTTATGGCTGCAATATACACATTGGATTGAGTGCTGGGTAATCCAAAATTACCACTCAAGGTCATGCTTTCGTTTGGTGTCAGGATCATGCCACCAGCATCTGTGCCCACTGTGGGATGGTCCATGGCAATGGCTTGATCATAGCTTGAGAATATGCCCACATACGCATACACGGTGCTGCTGGCATTGACCACATGGAATGTGGTTGAACGTGTGTTCACGTTGCCCACATTGGCTACCGGGCCGGCAGCTGGAGTCAATACTCGAGTAGCTCCAATGGGAGTTAGGGCCGTGGTCATTATCGCTTCATTCCCATGTTGATCTGGTCTGGATTGGCAGGAGTCTTGCAACCTGCACCACCATTGATGCGACCACCTTGAGCGGCAGTGGCTATGGTCTTCCGGTGTGGGTCATGTGTGGCACTACCCTTCATGTCGGTTGAACTACTGGCATTGCCACGACGTGGACCCATGCCCACATTCATTGGCATGGTCAGACCACATTGGTTACCAGCATATGGCATGGCAGCACGGTTTACACCATCACCAGCCATACCATCAAAATCTAAATTATCATGTTTCATTTTCGTTTCCCCTGGGGTTTCTTAATCTTTTTAAAGCCTGGCACATCTTCAGTTACTGCCCTGCGACTCTGCGCACTACCGGCCTTCATGACCATGCGAGTCGGATTCAATCGATACACACCTTTTGCTGCGGTCTGAGTCTTAGAGCTTTTCATCAGACTCTTCCTGGTTGTCCCGTTGTCCACGACGCTGTGTCATCCGGGTAGGACCTGAATAGGTCTTTCCAACCACGATGTCATGGTAATGTCGACTGCGTCCAGCATTAAAACTACTGTGCCTTGTGCTCAGAGCCTTAAGATTAGGACCACTGACTCCCATACTGGTATCAGCTGCGGCAGTCTTGTGTGCCATCACCGCTTCTTCTTGGCCTTACCGGCTGCCGCTCTCTTGGTGCTATAAGCAATTGCCACCGCTTGCTTTGGTGGCTTACCTGCGGCTATTTCACGTTTCACATTCTTTTGGAATGCTTGTTTGCTTGCGGATTTTGTCAGTGGCATAAGTTTATTTACCTCTTAGATTTCAGCCGCCTGAAGCCCGGCTGGTTACTAGTCCAGGGCGACGCATGGTCTGTTTGGCTGATGGGTTCATCTTTTTAGTCCGGCGTAGGTCCTGACCCACAGTCTTAGCAGGCTTTTTACGAGGCCGGTCAGGTGGGTTAAAACGTGTGGGATTCTTGTCATCCACACTGGAGCCTGTGGAACTGTTGCTGGGACGTTGGGTTTTCACAGTCCGATTCAGCCGGCCTGTGGGTTTCTGTGTCTGTTTGTATGCCATTATTTTTTCTCTGGTTTGATCGCGGTCAGCACAGCTAGAGCGTCTGCAAAGGCCTGTCGCTTGGCTTCTACAGCATCTTCTGATTGGACCATTTCTACTTCTTGTTTGTCAGCCACTACCTTGTTTAAGAATGCACGATCATATTCACTGACCTTTGACCAGTCCGCACGATTGATCGCGCCCACATAGTTTACTGCCAATCTTTCGGCATAGGGCATGCCAGCCTGTGATTCAATGTGCACCAAGAGATCTTCTAATCTGATCTTGTTGCCAGAGCCCACGGGACGTCCGGCACCGGGCCTGGCACCACCGTGTCCTGACGAGTTCTTTTTCTTTTCCATACTGTTATTTATACTTATGAAAACTTGATCTTTATTCAAGCCCGTCTGGTCCTGAGTAACTGATGCCCAGTTTGTCCAGCACATAACGACTGTTGTGTCTCAGCATGGTGGCCTGTCGCACAGTGAGCCCATAGCGCTGGATCAGCTCAGGCAAGGTCACCCGGGCTTGCCATCGACGATCCGCCAGGGTGTATCTCTGACGTGATCTGGACCCCCGGGGAGCCAGCTGTTGGCTCCAATAAGTCAGCAGATTGATGTTGCTGGTCCTACCGCGCTGTTGCAACAGCTGCTGCACTGGGAATCGTCTTCCATCCGGTAGGTCAATGGATTCCGGGGTTTCTGGGCATGTCATACCCATATTTACTCAAGTGATTCAGGTCAGCAGCTGTTTCTGGCGCACTTCCAGCACATGGAATATTTCTGCTTCGGTCATGGGTTCTATCAGCGTGGGCTGGCTGTCTGCACTGATCACTGGTAGTCCATCTCGATCTCGACGTGCTGTTTTTCTTAGTCCTGTGTATAGGCCATATGGTATGTGACCTGTGACTATGGTGTCCCAATGGCTTGTTCGGAAGTTGCGCATGCTTTCATCTACCACTGTCATCAAGACCTGTAGGTCTCGGAGATCTACCCAGGTTATGTCCCAGATCCTGGTGTGGTGTAAATGACCCAGTTTGGGTCGTATGTCTGTCAATATGTATTCACTCATTTCATTTCCTATATTACTTATTTATTTATTATAATTGAATTTCAATTGATTGTCAAGCGGAGAGATCTCTCGGAGATCTAACTCAAACAAACATTCTGTTTGTTTTTCGTTTTGTTTTTTTACTCAAGAGAGATGCGAAGCAAGAAGAAATAAGCAGAAGCCAAGAGAGGTCGCGAAAGCGACTTGGCGAATGCTTGGGTCTGCGCCAGCTGACCCTTCATTGTGTTATGTTCTATCATTTGACATCATAATTTAGCAACACGCAAAAAATATGCGTGACCTCCAGGAAGCTATGGTTTATCATGTTTATGTCCTTGGCCGCTTCTGCCTCGCTACTCGATAACTGTATACTCTGCGTCGTTGTATTAAATGTTTCCATCCCTGCCTTTGGGCGAACCGCATAAAACTTTAGGCTTTCCAGCCATGGTAAGAGTATTATCGAGTAATCGTAATATTAACTATTACGGACGGGTCGTGTTTTAACCCCCTTAAATGAGCCATAATCTGTGGGAGCCATAATATAAGATAGTCGAGTGAGTTCGTCTCTGCTGAGCCATTTGATGTGTTTGTTACATTTCTTGCAACGCAGGCTGGCAACATTGTGGGCCACAGGTGTAGTATCAACTACCATTGGGTGGTTGGCGTGTTTGCGAAAACTGCGTTGGTCTAATTTCATAATCTTGTCCTTTGTGCTAATCATTACCTATAGGGTTCAGTAACAAATTAGTGGTGCTAGTTGTTATACGCAACTACAACTAGCAAAAGTCTCCTACACTTATTTACCTGGACAAGATCAAACCATTGCGGTTTAGAAGTAGGCTAGTAAATGTGCGTGTATATTATTTATTACCTAAGTAAATAGTATAGCTGAGATTAACTGCGTTTGCAAGGATTGATTTTACCAAAATTAAGGTTTTCGCAGTTTCCCGCGTAAGATCCAAATTGCCTCAGCTACGTGCTATGATGATTTCGGGTGGTGCCGCCACTGTTCTGGACATGGCTTGTCGTTGTTCCAGGGCCTCAGCTGCGGCTGCCAGGTAGATTTCTGAAAATTTGCCATGGGTGATATAACCTTTTAGGATCATGTTCACAAAGGCAAATATACTGCTTTCATCCCAGCCAGCGGCTTCTATTTTCAATATGGCATCTTCTAATTCCAACAACAAACTCGGTTTTGGTAAATCGCTCATTTCAGTTCTTTCTAAAAAGGGAGCCCAGAATCATGACAAACTGGGCTCAGGAGTGGAATCACACACTAAAGTATGACATACTAAAGTTGGATAATCCCACATGATTACTTATGCCCTGGCAATTTCTGCCCTGGACTTTTGAGCCATTTGTATCCACGACGCATGCCATCCTGAAGACGACGTGCTCGTAGTTCTGTGATGTTGTAGTGTCGGGCGATTTCTGGTATGGTGGCTGTTCTGGTCCACATGATTTCTTGATCGCTATACTTGTAGGTTCTGGCACTCTGTTTGCCATGTGGATATGTGCTGGGTCCACGTGGTCTGCGGCGGTTGTTGCCATTGGCAACCATGATGGCGTTGCGCAGTTTCAAATCACCAATTTGCAAATGATGGGGATTCACACACAAGGGATTGCAACCTACCTGATGTATGACATTTTCACCGGGCTGTAGTTCGCGATTCAGATGAATCATCATGGCAACACGATGTGTCACAGTCATGAAACGCTGATCTGAATCTGCTCGCACACCCCCACACATGCCATAGCCCTGGCGATGTTTACCTGCTGTCCAGTGTATGCATCCATTTGATTGCAGTCGTTGGTGGCGTTGGAACTGTGGCACATTGAAATACAAGTTGCCAAATAGTGTCAATGCTGCATAATTTCTTCTTGGTCCTCTGCTGCCTGGCATTTTTTGTCCTTTACTGTTTGATTGCTAGTTTATTTATGCTGTAATGCCTGTATAACATAAATAAACAAGTATGCAAAAGGAACTGAAATGATATTGGCACAATATGCTCCAAGCCAGCGAGATACCTGGACATGGCGTCTAGCTGGATTCCAAGATGTGGTCGCAATCACCATGATGGCCAATGAAATCTACGGACAAGAAGTGCAAGGTATATTCACGCAAGATGTCAAGCTGATGGCCTACCACGTGGACATGGCTGTGACTGAACAACGACACTCACTGTTCAAACAACAACTCATAGTGGCCGAGCACCAGGAAAGCAAGCACTTACTGGCCTATGCCTGGATTGCTCGTGGCGGCCATACACCATATGCACCAGAAGAAATGGCCGAAGCCAAGTTTGCACACATAGACTTGAATCTACCCATACGCACCAGAGTCAAACTCATGGCACAGATCTTGCAACAATGGGTGTTATGGTGTGAAATATGTGGCATCCCTGTGTTGGTATCAACAACCATAAGAGAAGATCAAGCTGGCTTTCTCAAACTGCATGATCAAGCAGGATTTGTAAGAAGGGGTAGCTTTGCCTACCGACGCATTTAAAACAAAAAGGAGACACCATGTTACAAGCAACAGGAACAAGATACCTGATTCAGGCAGAAGAATTATCGCGCACCACAACCAGTGGAATCATTGTCAAAGAAACCACAGATACTCAATTGGCACGAATTGTATCCGTAGGTTCCCGAGTAGTAGATCCTGAACCTGTAGGCACCAGAATTGTGGTAGAATGGAACAATTCAGTGCCAATAAAACACCAAAATGAACAATATTTTGTCATTGATTATCGCTCGGTGATCTCAGTGGTTGGAGACTGCACATGAACCGACCACGCACAGTAACTGTCAACATGCCCTGGATTCCAAACACACAAGAAAGCACAATTTTAAATATGGCAAACATTAGAATAGAAATAGATGAAGATCAACCAGATCGAGTTTGGCTCTGGATGATTGAAGATGGTGTAAAGGTTGAAGGTGGCAGTTTTAATCTGGATGAATTCATGGACATGATACTGCGATTTTACAACGACAACTATTAACGCAACAACAGGTGTGTGACCAGTCCCAAACTGAACGTGGCCATTATTGCGATTATGGCACCGGCCCATTTCAAATAGGTGTTGGCAGTATCTTCGGTCAAATCGGCCAGAGTCTGTTTGATATCAACAATGTGATTTTCAAGTATGTCTAGTCTAGAATCCACTCGATCAAACTTGCCTAACAACTGTTGATATCTTTGGCTGCACAGTTTGGTATGCAGTTCTAAATTGGTTTCTTCATCTTCCAGGGGAAGAATAATCTGATGTATCATGATCAGTCACTGTCTTCTTCTTGTTCTTTTTCTTCACTGCGTTGATCCAGAGTAGATTCCAGCATCCAACGGAACTTGGCCAAATTGGCTATTTGATCCTGTGCAAAATTACTGATGTCAATATATTTGACTTCTTCTGCGGCTTCATACAAAACCACATACTGATCAATCATCAATTCAATATTGTCTTCAACTTGTTCTAACAATTCATCTGCAGAACCTTCTGTGCTCATGTCAATAACAGGACTAATCATAATCACTGTGCTCAAATCTGTAGGCATGGTTGCTTTGATTGTGCGTAGTTTTTCTGCCAAGGTATCAATATTGTCTTGGAAGTATTCATAAATTTTTTGCAACAACTTGTGATCACTATAAAAATTACGACCCTGGGTATTCACATGGGCCACATGACTACGATAGTAACTAACAAAATTAGCACTAAACGTTTCTTCTAAAACTGTTTGTAATGTTGAAATATCCATAATATCCTTTATTGTGCAAGTTGCATTAATCGATCACGTCCACCAAATGCGGCTATGTCTCTTTCGTTACCTGATTGTAACACAGCTCTAGCTTGATCGCGACTGACAGGAGCACCATATTGAGTATTCATATTTCTAAATGCACCTTGAGCGGCTGCACCTTGGCCCTGTGCCAGACGTGGGCCCAGTTCGGCTTCTCTAGCAAACTGAGCACCTTCATATGCGTTGTAGGCCAAGCCAGCTGGTCCAGCAACACGACTCGCTGTATTCAATACCGGAGCAACAGCACGTGCCATGGGGGCAAATTTAGCAGTTATGCGTTCAATAAACGTGGCACCTTCTGCAGCAGCTGGACCGCCTATGGCAGGAGCAACAGTTGGCATGGCAGCACCTGGCTTCATTGCGGCAGCCAGACCTTCTGGTCCAATTGCTTGATTAATCTTTGCGGCTGTGGCCATTTGACTGGTAGATGATGGTGCAAACTGTCCTGACTTGTTCAAATAATCTTGCACATTGGAATAGGTTTTTTGTATGCCTTCTAAGGCTTTTGAAGCAGCTACTGGAGGAGGCAATCCCAAGGCACTCATGGCCACATCAGTGGTTAGTTTGCCTAAGTTACCATAGCCTCTTGCCAATTGTCCTGCAGCTTGCACACCTGGTTTGACGATTTGTCTAGCAGTTTGTAAGCCTTCTTTAATTGGAGCTACATTTACTCCTGGGCCAGTTGCATAAAATTGTGGAGCGGCTCCACCAGGTTGTGGTGCATTTAATTCTTTTAATAACGCAGGATCAGTAACATATTCATTTTCCGTAGATGTTGTTGGTGCATTTAATTGCGCCAATAATTCTGGATCATCTATATAATCATTCATACATTATACTCCAGTTGTTTTTTTCCAACCACGGCCATCATATTCATATGTTATACCATTGATAGTTTTGGTCTGTCCAGCTTTTGGCGCACCTGTTGGAGGTTTTTCAGTAGGCACCGGAGGCGCTACACCAGCTGTTCCACCAGATTGTGCTTGTTTATTAGCATATTCTAATCTGCGTTCTAAATCATCCTTACGACTCTTAATCCATTCTTTCATTACTTCAGGATCAGTTGAACCATTTGGTTTATTTTCAGTCCAGAATTTTAAATCCGCAGCACTTGGATTAGCACCGAGAACTTTTAGACCTTCAGTGGCCAATTTGTTTACTGTGTCTAAAATTAGTTTGGTATTTTTAGCATCTGTTGTTTCAAGTTGTCCGCCAATTGCCTGTGCTATTGGACCGCGTCCAACTACACCACTTGCAATGCTACCCACATTATGTGCGCCAGATTCAAGTAAGGTTTCTGCTTTATCAATACTCTTGATTAAGTTTCTCGTGTCTTGACTTGTTGCAACCACTTCACCAGTTGTTTTAGCAATTTCTTTTTGTGCAGTCAATCGTGCTTGTTGATTAGCTTCTAAAACTGCCAGCGGAGTAGTAAGATCAACAGGTGCTACAGGAGCTGTAGGAGCCTGCGCTGTAGGAGCAGTAACAGGTCGTGTTGGAACTGTGGGAGCAACTGGACCAGGAGCTCGCATGTTTGATTGTGCACCAGGCTGTTGATTCTGTTGTGATACGCTAGGAGCCGAGGGAGCCGGAAGCGCAGTTGCAGCTGCCTGTGGTGCTGTTGGGGGCAACTGTGCAGGAGTCGGAGTAGTTCCTGTTGGAAATGCTCTGCTTAAACCAGCTCTTGCTAAAATTTCATCTTGTGCTTCTGGTGTCTGAATACCTTTTACTCTTTGATATTCTGTTAAGAAAGTGATAGCGTCTTTACCAAACTTCTCTTTGATATTATTAATAAGTTGCATATCGCTTTTACTTGCTGCTGTGGCAATACTGCGAGGTTGCCATGATGTATCGTATGGGAATTTCTTACCACCTGATTCAACATAAGTTTGTGTGCGACTGCCACGATGTTCGGTGACCACACGCCCAGCAACACCATTGCGTTCTACGTCTTGTGTGCTGACATCGGCTTTGGTTTTGCCAGCAGCGCCGGCCTGGCCTGACAACATGGGCAAATCAGCTGCCGCCACACGCTGACCGGCTCGAGGACCAGAAGTGTAAATGGCTTCTTTGGCTTCATTGCGTGGATTGAATTTGACTGTGACATCATCTTCGCCTAGACGGCCAATTTCCCATCTGTCTTTGAGCCCCATCTTTTCAACTTCGGCAGCTGCGCCTGATTGGAATCCAATCAAGCTATAAAAGAAAGCCCTGGCAATGTTGCCTTCATCTTTCTTGGAATCCAACATGCGTCCCACTGTGCGGCCATCACCGGTTTCAACTGCTGATTGCAATTTGGTCTTGACTTTTTCAGTTTCTTGCTGATATTTTAAATTTTGGTATTCTTGTCTGCTGGCCAGTTCACGTGCCCAACTTGGGGCACTGGCATCATAACGCAAACGAGTTAGTGCTTCGGGATCAGACTGACTTTTAATAAATTGATCAACATAGCGTTGTTCGGGGGTCATGACTTGACGAACAGCTTGTTCAGTTGGAGTCATGCCAACATCCGTTGTAGGTTGTCCAGCAATCATTGGTTGTGGTTGCGCTTGTGGTTGTGCGCCTGGCGCAGGAGCATTAACTTTTTGCAAATAATTTTGTGTTTCTTGAGGCAATTGCGCCACATTTAATTGACCTTGATTGGCGGCCAGGTTGGCTTGCACACGTCCAGGACCTGCATTGTATGCTGCTGTGGCTTTTTGCACATCACCACCAAAATGTCGTAATAATCCTTGATAGTAACGCTGACCAAATGCACGATTACCTTCTGGTGAAGCAATCTCTTCAGGAGTTGCTGGAGTCACACCATAGCCTGGTTGAGCCGCTGTAGCTGGCATGATCTGTGCAGCGCCCAGGGCACCTTTGGGACTGGTTACAATTTGACCACTTGGTGTAAACTGTTGGTTACCAGATTCCACTTGCAACATGCGTTGAAAATTTTGATCGGGTGCGGGTGGTGGAGCCACGGGTGGTGGAGCCACGGGAGTCACTGGAGCAGTTGGCTGAGGTTGATAGCTGACTGGTTGCCGACTAGCAGTATCAGCCATGTTCATGTATTGATTTGGTAAATTAAATTTAGGTGCCGCTGGAGTTACAGT